AAACAATACCCAGAAAAGAAAGTATACTTCATTTCGGGTAAAGTGGATGCAGAAAATAGAGAATTTATTCGAAAGATAATAGATAAAGAAAAAAATGCTATTCTTGTTGCCTCTTTTGGTACTACTAGCACAGGTATTAATATCGTACATCTTGACAATATTATCTTTGCATCTCCTACAAAATCAGTAATACGCTTATTACAAAGTATTGGGCGTGGATTAAGAACCTCTGCAATCAAACAAACACTAAAAGTGTTTGATATTGTTGATGATATGTCATGGAAAAGTTATAAAAATCATGTGCTGAAACATTTTGAACAACGCATTAAAATATACAAAAAAGAAAAGTTTGATCATAAAGTTTTTAAGATCAAAATATAAAACTTCTTTTGGATAAATAGTATTGAGGAGGAAGCATGGAAGAACAAGATTCTAAAGCTTCATCGTCTATAAAAGTTATTAAACTCTCTAGTGGTGAAGAGTTGATATCAATGGTGGATGAATCACCAGACGAAGTCGTTCTCTCAAACCCGGCTAAGATTGTCTTTTATACAACATCAACTCCAGATGGTGAGGTGATTGAATGCTTGCGTGTTACTTCTTACTTGGCTAACATCAAAGAAACTTCAATTACTATTTTAATGAAACATGTTATATATCTAGCAGAACCATCTGAAGATATTCTCAATATGTACAATTCATATTTGGAATTTATGAATGGTTTAAAAGATGATGTTATATTAGCAGAAATAGAACCAGATCATGACAACATGGATGTTGCATGGGCATTATTTTCTGATCCACAATTTATTGATTTTGTACAAGAAATTTATGAAGAACATCTTCAAGATTCAGAAATTGACGAAGAAGAAGATAGAGAAGAACCATCTGAAGAATTGTTTGATACGTTAAATGCTGAATGGGAAAAAGCAATTAATGAAAATAGAAAGAAAAGAAAATACAAAAAGGAAGAGTTAAAGCTACCTTATATTCCCGACAACGAAGCATCAGATCCACAGAGTTGGTCTGATAATCCAGAAGACTATCTAACATGACAAACATCAATCCGTTATTATCAAATTGTTACAAATTTATTATAGACAGAGGAGATAGTAAACTTGAGTTATTTGGGCAAACCGTTTCTTTACCCGGTATTCAATTAAGTGTAAGTCCACAGCCGACTACTCTTGGTGTTCAAATTCCAGTTGCTACAAATACATTTACATTCGAATCACTTATTCTAGAATTTATTGTAGATGAAAACATCGAAAACTGGAAAAGCATATATGATTGGATGTCATCTATCGGTAATATTTCTAACGATACAGATAATGAAATGTATAGGACATGGGCAACAACTGCATATTTACGAGTTCTTGGATCTAATTATTACCCAATCAACAAAACTGCAGTGTTTCATTATGTAATTCCTACTGCTCTGAGTGCTCTTACTTTTAGATCTGATCTTGGTGACAGCACACCAATGAAAGCAAGAGTTACGTTTAGCTATTCATATTACGATTTTGATTAATTTTTAAAAACATACAAACCAATGAAAAACCCTCGGGTGTTTAGCCCGAGGGTTTTTGTTTATAAACTCTATCTTACGTATTAGTTACCGTAAGTGTTACCATGCAGACCATTGACGCGGGTGAGGCGGTAGTACTGATTAGCACCAGACTGATTGGTGAAATCTGAACCATATGGTGTACCATCGTTCTTGAGAACGTATGGGTTAGCAACCATACCGTAACGTGTCTTAAACGCAATACGAGGTTGGAAGGTACCTGGGTCAATAGCTCTCATCATTTGGAGTGGAACGTATGGGCAGTAGAATACACCTGCATCATACGGAGACTCGCCCTTATAACCAACGCAGAAGAAGTTTACACCAAGCTGTGAATACGGATCAATGTAAACTTTCAGCTTGCCGTTGAGTAGACCAGCAAAAGTGCTACCGGTATCATCAACTGCGAGTTGAGTATTAATGGCTGGTGAAAGATTCAAGAAGCCTGACATGGCGAGTGCACTGGCGACATCGGAAGATACGATGACGAAGTTACCCTTACCACGACGGGTTTCCTTAGCGATGGCATTGCATTCACGTTCAATCTGGAAGACCAGACCACGGAAACGTTCAGCAGACCAACGACCATCTGAATCTAGATCCAGATTGTAGGTACCAGCACCAGTAATATCAGTTTGCTGTGTACCAGACTTAGCAACCCAGTAGATGGAACGAACGATTTCGCGATTAATTTCAGCAAGAATTTCAGTGCTGAGAAGATTTGCGAGTTCGGCTTCAGCGTCAAGACCGTGAACAGCCTTAAGATCTTGTGCCAATTCGACTGTATACCCTGCACTCAGTGCACGGCTACCTGCTGCTACAGCAACACGGTCAATCGTAAAGGACATCTTATTCATAACGTTTGTTGCAGAAGTTGAAGCAGCATAATCTAAATTTTCGCCAGATGAAGTTAACATTGCTCTCATTGAGTCAAAGTTGACTTGTGCCTTGGCGGCAAGAAAGTTACCTGCATTATTTGCTGCAAAATACGAAGCACCAGTTGTTCCGTATGGGTTTACACCAACATTAACTGATGATGTACCACCGGCTGCAGTGAAGCCACCAGACGGACCAGATACACCAGAGAAACGAGGATCTGGTTCCTGGAATTGAGCTTCATTACCAACACCTGGAAGAGAACTGTCACCGTACTTGGCACGCATCGCAAAGATGAGTCCAGTTGGTGCAGTCATCGGTTGAACGCCGCAAATGTCATATGCCATCAAATTCGGCATAGCACGACGAACAAGACTGATAAGAATTGGATCGTAACCACGGATACCACCTTGGGCGGTACCAGAAACTACACCACCAATATCAGATCCTGTTGCCATACCTTCAGAGAGGTATTGGTCGCGCATATTCTGCTCTTGATTCTCAAGTAGAACTGCGGTAACTTTAGTTTTCCATTCATTGCCAATTGAAGGAAGTGCCTCGTGCTTAAGCACGGGATTCCATTTTTCAGTTAAAATATCATACGGGGTTTCATCTCGGTAACTCATTTTATTAGTATCTCCTGTGGATTAAAATTATTTAGTAAATTTAAAGTTTCTTATTCAAACGGTCTAAGGTGTGGGTGTAATTCTCGATTAGAGTGGTTGGTACACTTGCAGCCTTGCTAAATGTCATTTCCGGAACATACTGTTCTGGGATGGCAACTCTGCTGCCAAGGTAGTGTTCCTTGAGAGTAGAGAGTTTAGTTTTATATTCTTCTAGGGTGCTAAACTCAATATTTTCAATGAGTGAAGCAAGCTTTTCAATCTGAGTGTCAGCAAGATCCTTAGTTTCATTTACAAAGATACCAGCGCATTCAGAGATAAGAAGTTGTTTCTTGAGGGCAATGTTCTCATTCAGAACATGGTTGAGGTCGCCTTGAAGGTTTGAGGTCTGTTCATAGAGACCATCAATGACATTGTACTTCTCGGCAGGAACATCAACGTAATGCATTTCAAAGAGTTTCTTAAGACCCAAGATAAAGTTTTCAGCCAAGGTAGATTTGATACCACCTTCAACGGCTAATTGGTTGTCTTGCATCCACTCTTCGACTACGTAATCTAGATAGTCATCAATTTTTTCGGTAAGGTTGACGGTAATTTCACCAAGCTTAGATTCAAAGTTTTCTTGAAGAGCTGGTGCAATCTCGTTAGCAATAGCCTTTAATTTTTGGTCAACTGCTGACTCAAAAATTGTCTTGGCTTGGATGAAGAAGTTTTCAGATACATTTACTTCGGCCAAAAGTGAACGGAGGCTATTCTCAAAATCAATTGCCTCTTGCATCTCTTCTTCGTCTTCTTCTTCTTCTGTTGCGTATTGATCATTATTTACAGCTGCCTGTGGACTACGGGAAGCCTGATTCATCTGTGCAATCCCCATTGGGGCAACAGGTTGTGCGATAAAGCTAGTAGCACCATTAGAGGCATAGCCACCTTTACCATTTGCATCATAGGTAAAGTCTTGTTGTGCACCTACGTTTTCCTTGATAATGCTCATTAAATAGTCGTTATTTGATTGTTTGCTCATGTTGATCCTTTATACCTTATTATTTAGTTAATTGTGTGAGTTCAGTATTTTTCAATACTATTTTAATTATTACGGTGTTGGTTTGGGTTTAAGAAGTGAAGCAATAGTATCTACTAGTGAATTTTTTGGTGTAAGAGGAATAGTTGTTACCCCAAGATTTTTATAAAAATTACTAACGTTTGACATACTTCTAACAGCCTCTTGTTGGGCGTTTCTTTCTGCTTTAATTAATTCAGAGGTTAATGGATTGAGTAAATCACCCGCCCGATCTGTAGTAAGCCTACCAGTATTTGCTACAATTTTTGCTGAACCTGCACCTGGTATACCTTTACCAAAATTTAATAATGCATCTACTGAGAATTGCCCAGCTTCTGCTCCTACTTTTCCTACTGTGTTATCCTTTCCCAATACATTTGGGTCTACTCCTGGATAAATTTTCTTTGTTCCGCTTGATTTGGGTTTTGGTGTATATGGTTTTGTTTTGGTCAATTCTTCAACTGATGGTGATGGACCAACAGACTTAGATGAACGACCAAATCCCGATGCTTCAGAAATATAAAACAAAAGTTTTAAGGATGAATATCTCATATACTTTTTAAGAATTTCTTGAATACGTGAATCATATTCTTTTCAAGATTTCGACTCGAACTCTTCTTAATTGTTTGATGATAGGACTCAATGACTTGTGGTTGAAGAATACCATTTTCCCATACCCATTCTTTACCTTCCATGATTCCGTTTACAAAAGCATTTGGGGCAGAAGGATCGGCAACAATATCAATGGCTGCTAACATGAAATCTTCTTGAACTTCTTGATAACCACCACGTGATTTGAGCGAACCCATACCACGGCTAGATACACCAAGTTTAGCTCCTTCTGCAATGAGGTTTTTAACAATATCACCCATTGGGGTTTTAAGAACCTTTGCACGACCAATGATATCTCTACCAGATTCATTGAGTGATTTGACCATGTGTGATACACGATCAAGATTTACCGTTGGACCAGTTGGATGGTTTAATTCACCCAATGCACGACCCTTATCGACATATTCACGAATATATCGACGGCACTCTTTGATTAAAGTTGGGGTAGGATATACGCGACCATTACGGTTCTGTACTTCACTTTGAAGAAATACTCCTTCAATGTAATAATCCTTACCACCGTCTTTATTGCTTTCCTCAATGTATTTTACATCTTCTACTAATTCGGTGATAAGTTTCATGTTTAGTACGCTCCGTAACTACGAGCTTGGTTGTCACTCGGGAAATCTATTGGCATTTCTTCGCCTTCTTCAGTTTCCTCTTCTTCGGTATCTTCTTCTGTTTCTTCTTCTTCGCCCTCTAGTTCTTCTTCAGTCTCATCTGCTTCGGAAAGGGTGAACATAGTCTTAGAAACATCTTGATACTCTTCTTCAAGACGAACAGATAATTTTTCAAGTAAAACTTGATTAACTATTTGACGAAAATCTACTGCGTTTTCGTTAACGATTGATTCAATCAGGGCTAGTTTGTCGGTCATTTTGTGAGTCCTTTTACTTTTTTAGCAAATTCCAAAGTTTGTTTAAAGTGCTGTTGATTCTCAAATAAATTTTTTGCCATAAGTTTTTGATTGTCTTGGCTGAGTTGGTCAAAAAGCATTTTAATTGGTTTAAGATCATTTTCAGAAATATTTAGAATAGATGCATTTTTAAATTGCATTTTTATATTTTTTTGTGCTTCTGTGTGGGTAATAGTTTCTATCAATTGCTTAATGTCATCGTTGACATCTACAGTCTTATCTACTGGTTCTTTGACAATAGATTCAAAAATTTTGATAGATAAATTCTTACAAATTTCTTGTTTTCTGGTTTCTAATTCTTGCATGAGACCTTCTGCAAACAGGTCTTCGTTTCCCTCTGAAAGTTCTCCAATAAGTTTTTGAATTCTTAGTGGGCTCATCATGTGGCGGCTGCTTCCTCTGGTGGGACTCCTGCTGCTTGTTGTTGAGCAGCAAGAACAGCTTGTTCAGCCTGTAGTTTCATGTTATCTTCTTGGATCTCCATATCCATAAACTTAATCTGTTCATCTGTAAGATGTAAAACATGTTTCTTGATATAGTTACTTGAGATATATTTTCCAACATAACTTTCAGCTATAGAAACCATTTTTAATCTTTCAGAAAGAATTTCAGCTTCTTTCAGATCCCAGAAATAATTGTCAGTATTAAATTCAAATTGGAAATAATACTTTACTGAATTCCAATCTTCTTCTGTCAATGTTCCAGTCAGCAATAGTTCAACACGTAATGTATGTAAAAAGATTTGACTAAACTGATGTCTGAGACGCTCA